GAAAAGGTGAAGCGATAGTCTGACCTTTGGCATAACTTGTAGCACAAAGAAGCCAAAGAGTGTAGCGGAACAGAAACGACTACACCGAACTGTTGGGAGTTCGTAACAACCGAGCGAGGAAATTATGTACAATGACCCAAACACAAATAATGCTAATAGCTATAGCGGCTATGAGGTATTGAACATTGCTCCTGACAGCCCAATCTCGGCTGCTCAGTTTAAGATTGCTCAGTACGCTGCTGCTGTAACAATGAGCGGTTTGGAAATGCTCCAAAACTCAAGCAAAGAAGCAATCATTGACCTGTTAGATGGTCGTATGCAAGTTTCTGAAGCTCGTCTTTTGAACCGCATTTCAGGCGATTTGTATGGCGATGGACTTGGTAATGGTGGAAAAAATATTGACGGCTTAGCTGCCGCAGTAGCAGTTTCCCCATCTACAGGTACATATGGTGGTATCAATCGTGCTAACTGGGAATTTTGGCGTAACCAAGCAACTACTGGTCTAACCTCTACCAACACCCTTGCTAAGATGACTGAAGCAGCCATCAAGCAAGTTCGTGGCACAGATAAGGCTGACTTGTACATTGCAGGTAACACCACATATCAGTATTTTGTTGGTGCATTGCAAGCAATTCAGCGTATTACTACCGAAGAAAGTGGTGCAGCAGGTTTCGCATCCCTCAAGTTCTACGGCGGTGGTACATCTGCTGATGTAGTACTCGGTGGTGGTATTGGTAATCAAGAAACTGCAACTTATATGTATCTCTTGAACACCAATTACATTTTCTTCCGCCCACACAAAGAGCGTAATTTCGTACCTATCGGTGGTGAGCGTCAAGCCATCAACCAAGATGCGATTGTTAAGCTCTACGGATGGGCTGGCAATTTAACCACCAGCAACGCTCAGTTGCAGGGTATTTTGACCACCTAATTTGTAAAGGAAAAATCATGGCTTACTCAGTACTCCCCATTGCAGGCGTTGAATTAGAAACAATTACGCCTGAATCGTTTGAATACACTAACGGCACGACTGTTGTTGGAATCCCAAGTTTTGGCCCACTCGGCTCACAGACTTTTGGTTCTGATGGTTTGCGTTATGTATTTGCTAAAGCAGGTGGCACGATTGCAGCAGGTGCAACCGATGTAACTGTTAATGCTTCAACCTTTGCCGCAACTGCTACTGGTGGCACTTATATTGCACCAGCAGAGTCGATGGTATCAGGTGATTATGGTTGGTTTGGAAAAACTAGCGTTTAATCAAAAATTGTAGTAAAAACAAGGGGCTATCTCGTAATGGGGTAGCCCTTTTTTCTTTTTAACCGCAGTATCCTAACCACTTGGGAGTTTTAAATGATTGAAAGCGATAGCAGAGATGCAGATTCTCGTCTAGCAGTTAAGTTTTATAAGCGAGCAATGAAACTAGAGAATGAATCCAACGAAGCTGGCAGACCAATATTCAAAGATTACGACTTTGTACGCATTATGGTCGCTGGTGACACCCTTACAGAAATTGACACCTATGCACGAGATAGCCATAAACAGCGTTTTCCAAAGCAATGGCTTCAATATCAGGCTACTCAAGACTCTAGTAGCGAAATGATTGGAACGCCTGTAGAGGAATGGACTTTAATTAGCCAATCCCAAGCCCAAGAGCTACGGGGTATCAAGTTTATGACAGTAGAATCCATCGCTAACGCATCGGACTTACAGCTTCAACGCATTGGCATGATTGCTGGTATGTCGCCCCACGCCTTTAGGGATAAGGCTAGAACCTTTCTAAACCTTGCCGAAGAAACCGCAGAAGCCACAAAACGAACTGAAGAAATTAATCAGTTAAAGCAAGAACTTGCCAAAAAAGACGAGGAAACTGCTAAAATCAAGGCTGAAACTGATGCGAAGCTCGCCTTAATGCAAGAACAAATGGCGGCTATACTTGCGGCAGTTGGTGAAAAGAAACCCCGCAAAAAGAAAAGCGTAGAGGAAGCCTAAACTATGTCATCAACGATGCTCCAACTCGTGCAACAGACCACTAGCGAGTTAAACCTTGCTATTCCTACCTATGTTGCGGGTAATACCAGTCAAGATGTACAACAAGTTCTAGCCCTCATGAATCGTGTGGGCTATGACTTGGTTAAAGAATATGATTGGCAAGGATTACAGTTGGAGTATCGGTTTTACACCGATGCAGTCACTTTTGTAGGTGATACAGTTAGCGACCAAAGTTATAACATTATTGTTACTGGTGACGCTACCGCCTTAAATGGCAATTATTCCATCACAGGCACAGGTGTTAATCAAGATACCTATGTGTCAAGCGTAACTTACAACTCAGGCTTAAACCTTTCTACGATTGTGATGAGCCAATTAGCTAGTGGTACATACACAGGTGTAACTTTTACCTTTTCACAGACAAAATACCCTTTACCGAATGACTTTGAAGCCATTACGGACAATACCCATTGGGATAAAACAAAACATTGGCAGATGCTTGGCCCTGAAGATGCACAGCAATGGCAATGGCTCAAGTCGGGTTATATCTCGACAGGCCCACGCATTAGGTGGCGTATTCTAGGCGATAAGTTTCAAATTTGGCCACCATATAACACACAAGAGTATTTAGGTTTTGAATACCGCTCAAAAGGTTGGGCTAGAAGCTCAACGGGTGCAGTCAAAAACAGCTTTACGGCTGACACCGATACAACCATATTTGACGATACAGTCATGGTTTTAGGTACAAAACTTAAGTATTTCCAAATCAAGGGATTTGATACAACCTCATTGCAACAAGACTATTTCCGCTATCTGAATGTCGCTAAAGCCAACGATAAAGGCTCTGCTAATCTGTCGTTTGCACCATACCCAACGAAGGTGCTTATTGGTTACGCTAACATTCCTGATACTGGCTACGGAACTTAAACATGGCTGTAGCTCAACAAAGACGGGCAGTTACAGCTTCCTTACCATCCCCTATTGGGGGTTGGAACGCTAGGGATTCTTTGGCAGAAATGAACCCTTTAGATGCGGTTCAGATGGTTAACTTCTTTCCTACGCCTACGGATGTGACCCTAAGAAAAGGCTACACAAAAGTATCTACAGGTATTACTGGGGCGGTTTTATCCCTAATGAATTACAGTAGCCCAACAGGTAGCAAGCTGTTCGCATCTACCGCTACGATTATTTACGATGCAAGCACTTCTACGGCTACCCAAAGCCTGACAGGCAACACCGATGGTAAGTGGATTCATTCCATGATTACAACGGCTGGTGGCTCGTTTATGCCTGCTGTCAACGGGGTTGACCCGATGGTCGTTTATGATGGTACAAGATGGTCAAGAAGTGCTACGACATCAACGGCACAGACTATTTCTACCATTACTAGAGGCGGAACAGGCAATTTAACCGCTACCTTAACAACAGCAAGTGCCCATAACCTAGTTACAGGTAACACCATAACAGTCGCAGGGGCGATACCTGCCGAATTTAACGGAACTTATCGCATTACTGTAACGGGTGGCTCGACCCTCACCTATACGATGGCGGTTGCCCCAAGCGGTGATGCGACTACAGTTGGCACTTATACGATTAATTACTACATTACAGGTAAAAACTCTAATACATTCGCCTATGTCAACTTGTTTAAAGAGCGTTTGTACTTTGTAGAAAAGAATAGTTTGAGCTTTTGGTACTTGCCTGTTGACAGTATTAACGGGGCAGTAAGCGAATTCCCTCTTGGTGGCATCTTTAAAAAGGGTGGCTACCTACAAGCGATGGGAACTTGGACTATTGACGCTGGCTACGGGGTCGATGACCTAGCCGTATTCGTTACAAGTAACGGAGAAGTTGCTGTTTACAAGGGTTCTGACCCATCCGACCCTACAGATTGGGCTTTAGTAGGTATTTGGAATATTGGACAGACTTTTGCCCGTAAATGCGTCTTTAAGTTTGGCGGTGACATTCTTATTTTGACCGAAGATGGTCTTGTACCCCTATCAGCAGGCTTGCAATCCACCCGTTTAGACCCACGAGTTAACATTACCGACAAGATTTTCTACGCTATTAGCCAAGCGGCTGATAATTACGCCAATAATTATGGCTGGCAGATAAATTACTTTGCTAAATTCAATATGTTGATTGTCAATATCCCCATAACAGGGGGTTCTGAACAGTATGTCATGCACAACATTACAAAATCATGGGCTAGATTTACTAATCTCAACGCAAATTGTTGGGAATCAAGCGGTGACGATATGTATTTTGGGGCTACAGGGTTTGTAGGTAGGTTTTACGACACTTTTGCCGATGCAGGCACAAATATTTCAGGTTTTGTACAACAAGCGTACTCGTATTTCGAGTCTAGAGGGCAACAAAAACGCTTTACTATGGTTCGCCCTATCCTACAGACCACAAATGGCTTACCGACTGTTTTATGCGGTCTTAGCGTGGATTTTGAAACTACAGACTTATCTAACCAAATATCCTTTAACCCCGCCATCTTACAAACTGGCGAATGGGACCTAGATAAATGGGATGACTGTAATTGGGGTGGTGGTGGATTAGTTACAACAAAGATATGGCAAGGCGTGACAGGAATAGGCTATGCAGGCTCAATTAGCCTGAATGTGGCATCGCAAGGTATAGAGTTTCATTGGGCATCAACTGACTATGTAATGGAGCGTGGTGGGGTATTGTGAGGACTGTTACTACTGAAAATCAGCGATATTTGGGGGAATGGCTGGTTCGAATACTTAACTTTCCCCTACCTGAAACCACCCAATGTATTGGGCAGTTAAAAGATGGCAATTTGGTAGCGGTGGCAGGATATACCAACTTTATGCCAAAGGCTTGTGAGATTCATATTGGTAGCGTTGGTGAGAACTGGGCTAGTAAAGATTTTATATGGGCGGTATTTGATTACCCCTTTAATAAACTAGGAGTTAGCGTTATACTAGGGCAAATCTGTGCTGATAACACAGACGCCCTAAAGTTAAACCGACATTTGGGCTTTAAGGTTGTAGCTGAAATACCTGATGCCCACATGAGTGGTGATTTGGTAATTATGGCTATGAGAAAAGAGGAGTGTCGGTTTCTTAACATCCGATGCTCTTTAAACAAGGGAGAATAGTATGGGTGGTGGTGGATTTTTAGGATTAGGGCCTGCTCCAAGTGCCCCTGCTGCTCCTGATTACAGGGGTGCGGCTGTTGAAACGGCTGCGGGTAATTTAGAAGCGGCTAGAGCTGCAACTGCGGCTAATCGTGTTAATCAAATTACACCCTATGGCAGATTAGAATATTCTGTAACTGGTCAAGACCCTTACGGCAATCCTACTTGGACTGCTACTCAGACCTTAAGCCCCGCCCAACAACAACTTTTAGACTATCAAAACCAAACAAGCATTGGTTTAGGTCAATTAGCAGGCAAAGGATTGGGTTATGTCGAGAATATGCTCGAAACCCCGTTTGATACAAGTGCTTTGCCATCTACAGGGTTTAATCCTAGTCAGACATACCAAGAAGCCTATATGCAAAGGCTTGCCCCACAACTTCAACAAGGGCGTGAGCAATTACAGCAACGATTAGCAAATCAAGGCATAGACATTGGCTCTACAGCGTATGACCGAGCCATGATGCAACAAGCCCAGCGTGAAAATGACTTATTAGCTGCCGCCACAACTCAAGGCTTTGGTGTTGGTCAGCAAGCCCGTCAGACTGCTTTACAAGAACAAGCCTACCTTAGAAACGAACCATTAAACACCCTATCTGCGGTTCGTACAGGGGCACAGGTACAAGGCCCACAATTTGTTAATTCTGCCCAACAAGCTACGACTGCTGGCCCTGACATATTAGGTGCAGCACAGATGGGATACAACGCCCAAATGGGTGACTTTAACGCTAAACAAGCCGCCCAAGCTAACCTTAATCAAGGTTTATTTAGTTTAGGCAGTTCTGCAATGATGTCAGATGTCAGACTTAAAGAAAACATTAAACCTATAGGAATAATGCCTAACGGCTTAACTCTTTATAGTTTTGAATACAAAGATGAAGTTAAATCTCACCCATTAGCAGGTGATGGCATCCATGTTGGTGTAATGGCACAAGAAGTAGAACAAGTATTCCCATATGCAGTTAAAACCCTCGATGACGGCTATAAAGTCGTAGATTACGGACTATTACCATGAATATGTACAACCCCTACATTCAACAGATGCCCCAAACTCAAGACTTAGGTGGGTTATCCCCGTATATGCAAAACATAGCCGCACAACAAGCTATGCAACAACAGGCTATGCAACAAGGCATGAATCTGACCAATCAAGCGGGTATGACTGTTGATGGCAAACAAGCTGGTGCTGGTTACAACCAATTAGCTATGGCTAATGCTTTACGCAAGCCACAGACACAAGAACAAATTAACGCTAGGGATGTACAAATGGGCGGTATGGGAACTTATAACCCATATACCCAATACAATGTTTCTCAGCAATATGGTACAGACCCGTATTCGCAACAAAGCAGAATGTTAGCGGCACAGGAGTTCTAATATGGCACAACCCATGATTAATGTAGGCGGTAACTTACCACCTGAAATCCTACAGCAACAACAAGCCTTAAACCGCCAACAGCAGATGGCTCAGTTGCTAATGCAACAGGGTCAATCTATGCCGTCAGGTCAAATGGTTAGTGGGCGTTATGTTGCACCCAGTTTCTTTCAATACGCTGCACCTTTATTTCAAACCTATGCAGGTACACGCCTAGCAGAAAAAGGCGATAAAGCACAAGCTGATTTGGCTAAAGCATTGCGTCAACAATACGCTAGTGAATCTCAACAATACCAAGATTTATTGCGTGGTAAACAAGCTACTTATGGGCCTGATATACCTACTGAAACTTATGAAAATGTCAAAGGTCAAATGATTAATCCTGCTGTACCTGCTGACCCACAAGCTGCATATTTATTTGGTTCTACTGCTTACAACCCTGCGTTACAAGCAGTTGCATTGAAAAAATTGACCGAAGGGCCTAAATGGGAAAAAGCATCGTTTACTGATGAAAAAACAGGGCGTGTGCGTGAAGGTGTTATTGATGTTAATGCTACCAATCCAATAGCTACATTCCAAGTTGGCGGTGTTAAGCCTGAAATGACTGCTTACGAAAGAGCAAACATTCGGATTAAAACAGCAGAATTGTCTGACAAAGGTATTGGCGTTAATTTGGGCGGTGGTCAAGTAAATATGCCACAAGGCGGTACAATGCCAGTCGTTCAAGGCGGTATGCCACAAGGCGGTGGTCAAGTAGGTCAAACTACTTTACCTGTTTCGAGTGCAGATGCTAAATTTACACCAGCAACATTGCCAAAATATGAGTATGACCCATCAATGTCACCCGCAGACAATAGGGCTGCACAAGTTGAATTTAACAAAAAATTAAGAACTAATATTAGCAATGCTAAAGATTCGTTTGGTATTTTAGGTTCTGCTGCTGATGTTTTAAGCTCAAATCGCCCAAGTTCAGGATTTATATCAAATCTTGCAACTACTACTGGCGAAGCATTTGGATATGGTGGCGAAGCATCACAAGCAGACGCAACCCTAAAAATATTAGGTGAGCGACTGACCGCACAAGTACCACGCTTTGAAGGCCCACAATCCGATAAAGACACAGCATCATACAGAACAGCAGCAGGTGATTTAGGAAATGCCAATAAACCAATCGCTACAAGGATTGCAGCCGTTAAAACAATGATTGAACTTAATAAGAAATATTATCCTAATGGTGATTGGGATAGCATTGATATTGGTGGCCCTGTAAATAGAAGATATAACCCTTATTTGCCAACAGTAGCTCAAGATATTGGTAGAGCGGTAACTGGAGAAAAATCAAGTTACAGCCCACAAGAGTTTAGAAAAACTTTAAACCCACAAGACCAAGCAGCATTTGATTTTGTAAGAAAAAATCCTAACCACAAAGATACCCCTGCAATTAAAAAAGTATTGGGAATTGAATAATGGCTTTTGACTCTCAAAAATATCTTGCAACTAAAGCATCAAGCACATCTGCTACACCTGTAGCTAAAGGGTTTGATTCTCAACTTTATTTGCAAAATGTTGGTGGAAACATCATTAGTGGTGATGTGCCTACTGTCGCTGGTCAAGTACCAAATCCACCCGTAATAGAGCCAAAAGTCACAATGATGGATAGGGTAAAAGCCCTTTATGAAGTGCCTGCAACTATGGTTACTGGTGCTGTTGCACCATTTTTAGGTGTTGGTGCAGGTGCTATAGAAAACATACGACAAGGCACTAGCAAGCGTGTTGATAGCCCTGAATTTGCACAGCGTTTTCAATATCAACCTACAAGCCCTGTAAGCCAAGACATATTGCAAAGCATTGGTAGTGCGTTTGAAGCGTCTAAATTGCCACCAGTATTGCCTACAGGCATGATTCCTAGCTATGCTCGTATGGCTCAAGGAACTCCCCCACAAGTTCGCCAAATGGGTCAAACTGTGCAAGAAACAGTTCCAAGAATGGCCCAAGCATTACGCAAAGAGCCACAACCCACAATGTCGGGTGTAGGTGCTGCCGTAGCCCCTGAAGCAGTTACTAGAAGCCAAATGGCACAACAATTAAGAGTGCCTATTCAATTATCTAAAGGCGAAGCAACTAAAGATTTTGGGCAACAAGCATTTGAAATTGAAACTGCCAAGAATTATCCTGAAACCATTGGAAAACCATTATTGGAAGCTAAAGCTGGCAGAAATGCAGCTATTTTGCAAAACTTTGATGCTTATGTTGATGCCACAAACAAAGAGTTTTTTAATTTAAGAAAAGTTGGTAAGGTTGTAGATGAAGCATTGCAAAAAAGCTACGACAAAGATGCTGATTTGGTTAATAAAGCATACAAAAAGGCAAGAGAAGAAGGTGCAATGCAAGAGCCTATTGATTATTCACCATTAAAAGCTCACATAGATAAGCAAGCACCTACAGTCAAAGCAAAATTATCCCCAATACTTAATGTGGTAGATGAAGAAATTGCTAGAAACGACCCATCTAATTTAGGTGTTATGCCAATCAATGCTTTGGAAGATATTTATAAAGTTATTAATGAAAATTACGACTTTAATTCTCCAAAACATTTTATTGAAATGAAAAACATTATCAATCAGATTACCGCAAACAAAGGTGGTGAAGCCTATAAAACTGCTAAAAAATTAAGAACAGAATTAGCAAACAAATATGAAAACTCTAGTTATGTTGACAAATTGCTAAGTACCAAAAAAGGTTATAGCAAAGATAGAATGATTGCTTTTGAGGATGTATTTAAGCACAGCATTTTAGATGGTTCGTTAGATGATGTTCGTGCTATTGGTTATGTATTGAAAAAATCAGGCAAAGAAGGGCTTGACGCTTTCAATGAGTTAAAAGGTCAAACAATACAATACATTAAAGACGAAGTAACGAAATCAACCAAAAACGATATATTGGGCAATCCAGTTGTTTCGCCTGCTCGGTTTAAAGCAATCGTTACAGAGCTAGACCAAGACGGCAAACTTGACTACTTATTTGGTAAAAAAGGTGCTCAAGAGATTCGCAATTTGTTAGAAACAACCTTAAACATTAACACTACAGTAGAAGGTGCTGCAAACTACTCCAATAGTAGTAGTGCCATTATTCGTGGTTTAGACGCACTAGGTAAGTTCCCAATTCCTAAAGTTTTAGGTGCAAAAACTGCCGCAGAAATGATAAAAAATAGAGAATTAAAGAAGCAAGTTCAAGAATCCATTAATTATTCGCCTAGTAAAATGGCTGAAGAATTGAAAAAAGGAAGCAAAAATGAGTAGAAACGGGTCAGGCACATATTCCCTACCTGCGGGTAATCCCGTAGTAACAGGCACAACTATATCGAGTACATGGGCTAATAACACCATGAATGACTTGGCTGCCGCCCTTACGGATTCGGTTGCCGCAGATGGTCAAACTCCAATGACGGGGGATTTAGACTTAAATACTAACAAGATTGTTAATTTAGCAGACCCAACATTAGTGCAAGATGCGGTAACGCTAAACTTTTTACAAGCAGGTACTTACACCATTAACGGGGGTACATTCTAATGTTTATCATTGACTGGGTTTTCGATAAGATGGGTTACACCAAAAAGGTGCATTGGCTTACTTTACTCAATGATTGGGAAGGTGAAGTTAAAGCCACGCCCAAAAAACCTGCGGTTAAAAGAAAACCTGCCGTCAAGAAAACTCCTACTGTCAGGAAAAAAAATGGCTAACGAGATTGAAAAAGAAATCGTCAAAGAAGCCATTAAAGAGTGGTTAAACGAAAAAGTAACGCAGTTTGGTTGGTTCTCTATACGAACTATTTTTTATGTCTTTGTAGCTGGTTTAGGCTATGCCTACCTAACAACTCATGGGTGGTCTTTGCCAAAATGAAACTATGGAACTTCACGAAGGGATTAAAACCCTAACCAGTAACCTTGATACAAGCCGAGCAAGTGCTAAAGAGCTTTCTAAAAGTATTGAGAATGTACAAAAAGAAGCCACCGATGTTGCAGTACAAAGGAATATAGATAGACGCAGAGAGTTACGAGAAAACGAAGTCCGCAAAGAGTTATTCCTAAAACGGGTATTAATTCAATGGGAACACGAAGAACGGGTTAGACGAGAAGAAGCACAGATTAGGGCAGATTTTCTAAAAAAATATGGCAAACGATGGGCAGAAGTCGAAGCCCTCAAAGCCAAGCTAGAGAAGCAAGAGAAAGAGTTTCAGAAAGAATTTAACAAAGATTTAAACAAGGCTAGAAATGCACAGTTTTGGTGTTTTGCGGTAGCTGGCGTAATAGCTTACTTTTTAGTATGGGGTTATAAATAATGTTTCCATTGACAGCGATTCTTGATATTGGCACTAAGCTCATTGACAAGCTCATTCCTGACCCTGAAGCTAAAGCCAAAGCACAACTAGAACTGGTAAAACTCCAACAAGAAGGCGAACTGGCTAAAATGCAAGCCGACATAGCCGAAGCCCAAGAAGTTACAAAGCGTTGGGAAGCCGATATGTCTAGCGACTCTTGGTTATCCAAAAACATTCGCCCAATGGCTCTAATCGCTATTTTTGGTGCTTATTTCCTATTTGCCATGATGTCAGCCTTTGGGTATGACGCTAACCAAAACTATGTGCAGTTGCTCGGTCAATGGGGGCAAATCGTGTTCCTAGCCTATTTTGGCGGCAGAACGGCTGAGAAGATTATTGAGATGAAAGCTAAGAAATGACAGGCGAGTTTGAAAAGGCTTTAAAACGCATCCTAAAGCACGAGGGCGGTTTTGTTAATGACAAACTTGATAGTGGCGGTATGACCAATCTAGGCGTTACTAAGCGTGTTTGGGAAGAATTTGTGGGGCATCCTGTATCCGAAGCTGATATGCGAGCCTTGACCCCCGAAAAAGTCGGCTCAATGTATAAACTAAAGTATTGGAACTCCAGTTATTGTGAAGTCCTACCGAAAGGCTTAGATTATGTGGTATTCGATTTTGCCGTTAATGCAGGCACAGGCAGAAGCGTTAAGACGCTACAACAGGCAATCGGATGCGTGGCTGATGGAGTTATCGGGCCTAAAACTAT